CTGCTTGGGCTCCCTACGTAACCAGTAGACGCCGTGCGCTGAACTAATGTTTTGCAATGCGTGGGCGTACACCGCGCCGTTGACGTCGTTGATAGACACCATGTACGCCACCAGTCTGTCGCGTGCTTTTAACTGGTCGTCATCTAAAGAGTAGTTCATGTTAAGTTCTTTCGTTGTGTTGATGTATTAATTATCGCGACGTTTTGTTAAATTGTAAATAAGGGAAAACCCTATATAAATAAAAAGTAATCTACGTTAAACTCCCCCCATTTTAACGCGCTGGAGCCGATTAAAAAGCCCTGACTGACGTCATGGTCGTACACCGCGACGCAGTCCTGTTGCAGTAAGTCGCTAAGGTCACGTAATGAGCCGTAAATGACGTCGAAGTCAACTATCAGCGTGCGCTCCGTGTCTGACTGTTTGACCGCGATGTTAGTCACGTTGCGCGCCACGTTAAGGGTTTGATTGATGGTGTCCGTCAGGGAGTTCTCCGCGCCGGTCACGGGGTTATTCAGGCCTACGTTGATGGTGTACTTGCTTGTTGTCATGGTATCAGTCCTCTAGTGTAATCTCTTCGATGTAAAACTCCTCGTCATTGCTCCATTCCATGGTGAGCAAAAAGTCCGTGTAATTTTGCGCCTTCTCGTCACTTGAGAATGCCTTGACCGCCTCTGTGTGCCAGTCGCCGTCCTCAAGTAACTCACGACTCATTACTACGTATATTGTTGTCATATTAGTCCTCTGTGTTGGTTAGTTAGTATTGCCTCAAGCGCACTGTGTATCAATGCGCTTTGAGCATACTATCTAGTGGGCTAGAGCACTTCCTCACCCCACCATCTAGCGCGTTATCTATCCGCTAGGTTTGCCGTAATTTATAGTGTTGCGGTACTTGGCGTGTTCAGTGGGTCATGTCACTTACTGCCTTACTCTGCACTTGCGGTGATTAGCACCGCCCTTCCAATATGTATAACTATAATGACCTTTTAGCAAAATGTCAACAACTTTTTTAAAATAATTAATCCGCCCTTGTTACCTAAAAAATACTGCCCTGCGCGCCTTGTAGTTACTGGGGCACCTCGTAGAATCAACGAACGCGATGGGGATGGTGCTGGGGTATTCCGAGGGATTATCTCGTCTCCTAGGTGCCTCTAATCGCGTTTAAATGGCCTTTTCACATCGTGGGAATGAGTGGGAGGAAGTGGGGAGGCGTGGGAAAGTGCTCTATCGGGGTTTTACGCCCACCCCACCTGTCAGGTTTCGCGCCCGCGTTGCCTAAAAACAACATCAGGGTTTTCCCTAATTGACAGACCCGCAATGTGGCGTTTACGCAACACTAGGGTTTTCCCTAATTGACAAGCTGGGGCCCCACCTAAATGCGAATGAGAATCATTCTCATCGGGCGCACGTTGGCACGGTTCTTGCTAGGCAATAAGCGTGCCAGTCTGTGTAAGTGAGCGCTCACTACCAGTTTGGGAAGTAAGCACTCACTCACATCGATGTAAGTAAGCACTCACTTCGCGCTATGTAAGTGAGCACTGACTAACTACGTGCACCAAAGTGGTGCATAGGGGTGTTGTTTAAAAACCACATACCCCTTTTTGGGTCCTGTGCACCAACTTGGTGCAGGGGGCCCCACAAATCCGCAGCTCACAGAAATCCCGCCATTTTTTAAAAACACTGACCCCCCAAAAATTTTTTTTGAAAAATCTGGCAAAAGTGTTGTTTTTTTGCAACAAAATATTTCACAATGTGAAATTTGTACCAGAAGACATAGAAGACACCCTTATTTATTATTTTTTTATTTTTTTAAAAAAATAAATAAGATATACCTGGGAGGAGTAAAAACGACGCGCTACTATGTCTTCTGTGTCTTTTAGAAATATTTTTGGAAGATTAGGGCACAAAATTAAAAAATTTGTATTAATAGAGGTATGAGCTTATATGTGTACCAAATTCAGGGAGCACTGGAAAACGAGGACAAACGAATCGTAGGGATTCGTGTCGCTGTGTGCACCGCCGATTACTTTGGAACGGCAGACGCACCCGCAGAAATATTTGATCAGGAAACGATGAAGTATTTAAGTTTTCGTTTAAAGATTAATGAAAACGTCAACATCGGTAAGCTCCCCGTACCAATCATCAAAAAAATTAGAGTGCCGCTTGGGCGCTGGCTGGACTTCTGGGTCCAAGAAAACTTGTATGGCGATTTTAGCGAACGAAAAAATACTAACCCTTGATTACTGGAAACCAGCGAACCAACTGGCGGTAGGCGACTACGTGTTTGACCAAAAAGGTAACCCCGTAAAGGTCAAGTTGGTGCAGGAGTATTTCTCTGAGAACTGCTACTTGGTCCACTTAAATGATTTCATGGTACTGCGCGCGGATGAAAACGTCGAGTTTTTGTTGGAGACACCGAAGTACCGCAAGCGCACGCATGAGTACCTGGGCAAAAAGGTCTTTAAGCGCCCTCTTAAGCCCGTAAAACTAAAAGAACTGGTTGGGAAATCCCTCAAAATGCAACGCGACCGCTCAGCGTTCTCTATTCCAACCTGCGAACCACTCAAATTTCCCACGCAGGATCTGCCAATTCCGCCGTTTGTGTTTGGTTACTGGTACCGTAACCGACTGATGCACAACTACTTGGTAGCAAAAGACGAGTTACTGGAAGAAGTCAAAGAAAAATTTAAAAGTCACGGCTACAAATACAAAAGAATTCGCGGCCGACACAACGCCAGCACCGTTTTTTCTGTCAGCCCAAGGATCGAGCAGCAACTTGTGCCGTTTTTACCCACCGAGATACCCACAAATTACCTTTTAGCCAGCGACGAGCAGCGTGTTGAGCTGTTGCGCGGGCTTTTAATGGCAAAAAATGGTGAGTACATCACCAAACGGGACACGTTTAGAATGAAAACAACCAACTGGAACGACGCGCGGACGTTTCAGTACATCGCGGAGTCCATTGGATGTAAAACCGCGCTGCATAAACACAAGGTGTACAAGTATTTTTACTTGGAGTTCAAGTGCCGTAGGCAACTGCTAAGTTTTCAGAACTCGCCGCCCATAAAAGTCCATGAAAATAGACGATTTATTAAACAAATTGAACAAGTACCCGGTAGAATGTGCGTTCACATTGAAACAGACGGTGAGGACGGCACGTTTTTGGTTGGGGAGGGATTTATAGCATGCCGTTAAACGCAAAACAAGAGCAAATACTCAAAAAATACGTGGAGCAAAACCAGCACTGGCCAAAACCAGAGCTTGACGCGTTACTGTGGCTAGTAAAGTACGAGCTACAGGCGCTGCCACACCAACGCCCTCCCGAGGACAACGAGTACGACACCTTTTTGATGCTTGCCGGCCGGGGAGCAGGTAAAACATGGACCGCGTCTAACTGGATCGGTGAGCGCGCGTGGCGTTTTGATAAAACCCGCTGGTTAGTCACGGCGCCAACGACTAACGACATCCGTGCGACATGTTTTGAGGGTGACTCCGGGCTGCTCAACATTTTGCCTAACTCAATCATTCGCGACTACAACAAATCCTTGCTGGAGATCACCTTGATCAATGGCTCACTGATCCAGGGCATCCCTGGCTCCGAGCCAGAACGTTACAGGGGTAAGCAGTACCACGGCGCGTGGTTCGACGAGCTGTGCGCGTTTGAGTACATCGACGACGCCTACGACCAGGCGCAGTTTACTCTGCGTTTGATGGACCCACGTATCGGTCGTGTGCAGCAGATCATTACCACCACACCAAAACCACTGGAGCTTATCGTTGACCTTAACGAGGGCAAGGTAGGCGGCGACGTGTACGTGGCAAACGCAAGCTCCTACGACAACCGCGCCAACCTATCCGATACCTTCTTCAAGCAGTTAGAGTCTTACGACGGCACCAACCTGGGCCGTCAGGAGATCTACGGGGAGATTCTTGACCCAGAGGAGGCGGGTATCATCAAGCGTAAGCAGTTCCGCGTTTGGCCGGCCAGTAAGCCAACCCCAACCCTGGAGTACGTGATTGCTAGCTACGACCCCGCGACGTCCGAGAAAACCGCGAACGACCCAACGGCGTGTACGGTGTGGGGCGTGTTCGAGCAACAAGACGCCGGCACCTCGATTATTTTACTGGACGCATGGGACGGGCACCTGGCGTACCCCGAGCTGCGCCGTAAGGTGATTGATGACTTCAAAGAGGTCGTGTACGGCGCGGACAATGAGTTCGGTAAGGGCCGAAAAGCCGACCTGTTGCTCATGGAGGATAAGTCCGCTGGTATATCATTGATTCAGGAATTGCAAGGCGCAGGCGTGCCCGTGCGTGGGTACAACCCCGGCCGCGCGGATAAGGTGCAGCGTCTTAACATCGTGGCGCCTATTGTGGCGAAAGGTAAGGTCTACATACCAGAGGACACCAAACGTAAAGGCGAGTTTGCGGACTGGGCAAAACGCTTTATACGGCAGGTTTGCTCGTTTCCGGAGGCTAAGGGTCACGACGACTACGTTGACTCCTTGACGCAGGCTTTACGCGTTCTCAGGGACTCCGGATGGATACAACTGGATCCGCTACCAGCACGCGATTACTCCTACGTGGACGACCGGTACTCAAAAAGATTTGTCAATCCGTACGCCGCTTAGGGCGAACAAACAAATTTTTATGTATTAATACAGATATGGACATTCTAAAATCCCCTAAGGAAATTCTTCTTGAGCATACGACGCTATCTCCTGAGATGATGCAGGCGGAAATAATCGCGCGCGGGCAGACACCGCAAAAATTAAAAACCGGCGGCCAGCCAACGACAACCATGACATTGAACATTGGTAAGAACGTCGGTAAAAACGTTAACTCATTGAGCGACGAAGAAATTATTAGGGCCCTGGAGGACCGCGGGCACAAAGTTAAAAATATTAAAACCATCCCTGCGCGGCCAAACTTACCCTATGGGCCGTTTGAGGACACCGCGGTGGTGACAACTAAAAGCAACACGAAGTACCCCAAGGAGTTCCTGGATAGTTTGTCCAACACATTAAAACAAGAGGCGATCCCTGCGCATTTGCATGAGCAAAACACAGCCATTATGGGCGGACCAAAAGCCGAGGCGTGGGGTCCGTTTGATCCAAAAAGTTTCACGCATCAAGCGCAGTCAACGCCGCAAGGAAACCCGCAACCGGGTTTCTTAAGACGCACCGCGCAACAAATCGGGCAGGCCCTAACACCAAGCTACGAGACACAGCAGTTGTTTCATAAGTACACATCAGCCCCAACAAAAACATTAAACAGAGCGTTTAATGTGTTGCCCGCGTTAGGTGTACAAAGCGATTTAGAAAGAGGTAACGACTTTAACGCGGTAATTAACGCGGCAAACTTAGGGACCGCCGCACCAAAAGTATTCCCTATACTTTCAAAATTTTCAGGACCCCTGGCGTTAGCTCAATCTCTTTTGCCGAATACTGATATCGCAAACGAGCAAGAGGAACAAGCGGCGCTGGAAAAAATACGATCAAAATACCCACAATAAACCATGGCACAACCACAAATACCAATCCAACAAGGCGGTAACTTACCTGGGCTTGACAGCGAAGAAAATATTCGCAAAGGTCAAATGCAAGAACAAGAGATCGAGGAGATTGAGGACGCGCTGGGCCTGGACCCAGACGACGCCGAAGGCGAGATTATTGAGCTGGAGGACGGCTCCGTGGTCATTAACATGGAGAACCCCAAGGGACCACAAGAGGCGCCTGAGTTTTATGAAAACTTAGCCGAGGTGTTCCCCGAGGACATCCTTGACAAGATGGCCGACGATTACTTGGAGTTCATTGAGGTCGACAAAGAGGCACGTAAGGAGCGCGATAAGCAGTACGAGGACGGGCTGCGACGCACCGGTCTTGGTAAGGACGCCCCTGGAGGGGCAACATTTGACGGCGCGTCTAAAGTCGTGCACCCGGTCATGGCCGAGGCATGCGTTGACTTCGCGGCGTCAAGCTCCAAGGAGTTGCTGCCACCCGACGGCGTGGTGAAGTCAAACATCAAGGGCGAGGCAGACCGCAAACGTGAGGAAACAGCGGACCGTAAGGTTAACTTCTTAAACTGGCAGCTCACCGAGCAGATCCCTGAGTACCGCGACGAAATGGAGCAGCTACTAACGCAGCTACCACTCGGCGGATCGCAGTACCTTAAATGGCGCTACGACTCCGAGCAAAACCGTCCGATCTGTGAGTGGATACCAATTGACAACATTTTGTTGCCGTACTCAACAACGAATTTTTACACGTCCCCGCGCGCAACAGAGGTGCAGGACATTACCGAAGACATTTTTTTACAGCGCGTTGAGCAAGGCGAGTACCGCGACATTGACTCACGTTACACATCCGACGCGCCGTTAAATGACCAGACACAATCCGAAAAAGCCAACGATAAGATCGAAGGTAAGGACCTACCATCTAAGAACATTGACGGCTTACGTCGTGTGTATGAGATCACGTGCTTCATGCGCGTTGAGGAAGACGAAGAAAGCGGCGGCAAACGCGCGCCGTACATATTAACCATTGATGAAACCACTGGTAAGGTGCTTTCGTTATACAGAAACTGGGCATCTGGAGATGAAAAACTTGAGAAATTGGACTGGATCGTTGAATTTAAGTTCATACCTTGGCGCGGCGCTTATGCTATCGGTCTACCTCACCTTATTGGTGGTCTTAGTGCCGCTCTCACTGGCGCACTTCGCGCTCTCCTTGATGCTGCGCATATTAACAACAGCCAGACACTTCTTAAACTCAAAGGCGGAAGAATTAGTGGGCAAAATGATAGGATAGAACCCACCCAGGTAGTAGAAATTGAGGGATCCCCTGGCGTTGACGACGTTCGCAAGCTGGCGATGCCGATGCCGTTTAACCAGCCGTCAAGCGTGCTGTTTAATCTTTTAGGCTGGCTAACCGACGCAGCAAAAGGCGTGGTAACAACCGCTGAAGAAAAAATCAGTGAGGCCAACCAGAACATGCCGGTGGGCACAACACAGGCGCTCATTG